CTTCTCGACCTCTTTTGCATAAGACATCTGAATGTTATTGAAGTCGGTTTGTAAGGTAAGATTGTGTTTTTTTATTTCCACTACTTCTAACATAACTTCATCCATTCGATTTTTGTAGACAGTTAAAAAGTCGTCATACATTACTTTCATTGTTGAAACGGCATCTTGTCTAGCTTTTGCTTTTCCCCCAAAAAACCACGCAATAGGAGCTGTTAACGCTGCCAATATTGCTTGCCAATACTCGATTAAAAAATTCATTCCTTAAAATTAAAAATTAAAAATAAAACTAACTACTACCCCCATAACTAGGAAAAATTCCCCTACCCATAAATCTTTTGCGCTTTCAAAACGTTCTAACTCGCCAATTATTCTGTCGTGCGCTTGTAAAGCTTCAAAACTCCACAAACCAACGTAACCGATAAGACTAGGTACAAATATTTTAAACGCTATTTCTGTTGCAACGTATGTGTCGCTAATTGTGTCGCCAATTGTGCAATATAATGCACACCCAATTACGAACGCAATCGGAGCGTGTAAGTGCCAACGGTTAACTATAATTCTGTCAAAACTTTTTAAGTCTTGTAAAATGGATTTTAGTAGTTTCATATCTAAGGGTTTAATATTGTTAAAAGTTCGCTTTTTTCTTCCTCTGTCATTGTTTCAACTTGCTTTGTAACTAGGTCAATTATTATCTCGTTCGCTGTCAAAGTTGGTGGCGTTACTTCATCTATTTCTTGCTCGGTTGCATTTTCGTAAAAAACACTATTTTCAAAATCCCAATAAGCTACGACAAAATTATCTTGCAATAAATTATCAATTGCTATTTCGTTTTCTTGCAAATCAATATCAATTGATGTTGCATACAAAACTTTACCCGTGTTTATGTTAATTATTGTTTTCATTTAATTTAATTTCATTTTTTGAACGGTTGCTTGTTTACTAGTTGCAACAGTACCTACTACATCGTTTTGTGTTGTATAAATTAAGAATATATTAGCTGTTGGGTCTACTGTTAAAGTTGTAGATGCTCCGAACAAAGCTTCGATAAATTCGTTGTTTATTTGCGAATTTGATGTACTACTTACGAGAAAATCTAAAGTTGTCCCGTTTAAATAAAGTTTTCTGTTAAAAGACGCATTTCGGTTACTTCCCAATGTTAAAAAACCAATTAAAGTTGCACCCGATAAGCTATTTGCGCTATTAACATACAATCTTAAAGTACACGAACCGCTATTGGTTTTGAAATAATCCATAGTACTCCAAATAAAACATTTTGAATCTAAAGTATTTGCGGGAATTGTTAGGCTTGTAAGTATTGTTTCCGAAGTTGTACCTGTTACAGAACCCGTGCCGTTAGTTATTAATTTACGTGTGAATTGTAACGCATCAAATACTGAATTTTGACTAGGCGCAACCGTTGTAACACCGTCTGTAATACTATCTTGAATTATTGTTTTGTTTTCCCAAATATCTGTTGCACTTGTATAGGTTAACGCTTGACCGTTTGCAGCAGTAGTTATTTTAACATTGTGCAATTCGTCTAACTCATAACCGTTATCGACCTTTACAAAGATTGTCCCTTGCGTTGCGTGTGCGTGAATAACATAACCAATAATCACTAAATGATTTGGTGCAGTTGGTTTAACTTTTGTAACTCTACCTGCAACAGTTGGCGATAAGTATAAAACATCCCCATCCGCCCAAGTTTCAGATTGTAAAGAACCCGTTGTATTAATGCCTCGTATAAGTCCGCTTGTCGTTATGAACCCTTCTTGATTGTTGTTGATTGTTTCTGTTACAAGTCCTATTGTTTCAGCAGATAACGTGTCTGTTGTGGCTTGTGCTAAATCAACTTTTAATCTTTGACCTTGCGCTCCAGTAACCCTAACCGCTTGATAATTTGCTTCTAATAGGTTTACGTTTGTAGCAGTTTTATTTACTACTCTAATAACTTGTTCTTGACCTATTTGTAGTGTAACATTTGCGCCTTTTAGCTTTAAATCAACCGTTCCGTCTGTATCGTTCCAAACCATTGAACCCGCAGCAGTAGGAATATTTGTCGGTGTATTGTCAAACTCTATATTTCCAGTAAGTAAACCAAACTCTCCTAAATCAACATCTTGCGTAGCACCTGTGTAAGGAACACCACCGCCACCAATATCATCTAAAGTTGCTAGTGTATAATCTCCACTAGGTTTGAAAGGAATAAAATAGTTTGATACTATATTTTCAATTGGTAAATCAGTGTAATATTCAGATGCTAGTTTAATTTCTAACGCTGCGGCACCTATACCGTCTTGTGTAGATAAAAATAATCCTGTTTGTTGAGTACTCCAAGCAGCTGCCAAACTTACACTACATTGGTCTGCACCCGTACCATCTCCATTTACAAAAACAGCACCTTGTGCACCCATTTGCGCATAACTACCAAGACCATCTAATATTTGGACTTGACTATTTTGTATTGAAGTTTCATTAGTACCATCTGAAACATAAATTGTATTATCAGTTGTTGCGCCCGCATCTGTTACTTGTTGAAACGTTGGCACACCTACAACTGGGTTTAACGGGTCGGTATTGTCTACGGTTGTACCCGTAACGGATTGAACTCCGCCTCCGCCACCGCCAGTAGTTATATTTACAATATATTCGTTAGGCTCTGCAACAATCGTAACATCATACGTTGTTGTCGTTACTGCTATATCTATTTCTGTTGCCATTATCTAGTAATATCACATTCAATTAAAAACTCTCCTTTAATCCAAGTATAAACATCGTTGTCCGCTTCTTTGATTTGGATATCATATCTGTAATTTGCAGCGTCAATATCAATGATCTGTTTATTGATTTTAAATTGTCCTTGCGCAGCATTTGTAATTGTCAATCCTGCACTTGCAACGGTTGTTAAATCTAGCGCAATTATACCTCCGCATTCAGTACGTAACTGCATACGAATTACAAACCCCGTAAGATTCAAATCGACGTTATCAATTTTAATTCTAAAACCGACTTCTTCAAACGTGTCGCCTTTGTAATGTTGGAAGTTTAATCCTGCCATCTTCTACTTTTTTTAAAAATATTTCTAGTTTCTTTACGTTTTCTTTTTTCGGCTCATATTGCCTTTTACAAATACCATCCGCCATAGTCTGCATTTTTATCAGGGTAAACATCGTTATTTGAATTACTTAAATACTCAGGAAAATCGCTGCTATTAAAACACATAAAATCAATAAACCTACGTGTATAATTTTGCGCTGTATCACGTGCTTTTTCAATTAAGAAATCAACTTCGCTTTTATCCACATTTTGACTGTTTTCAGCACCGTGTTTATACAATCCTTTATTTCCTATAATATAAGATGCATAAGGCAAATATTCAACCATAGTCCATTGTATAACCATTGGTTTAATATAGTCGTTTACAAGCGACAAATAAGGCTCTTGCAAATCACTATCTAATATATCATCACTAATTTTATTAAATAGTTTAGTGCCTAAATAATTTTGAATGTAAATATCTTGCGCTATTTTAACGAACTGAATAAATTTATCTACATCAACGTTTCCGTTTAATGCAGTGAATCTTTTTACATCGTCTGTACTTACAAAAATTGCTATTGCCATAGTTTAATTAGTTTGGGTAAAATCCCTCGTTAGGCATATCTTTAGGCATCATTGCTACCTCTTTTGGGTTTCTAACTCTATATCCTGCTTGTTCTGCTTTTGCTACTGAAATAGTTGTAGCGTTTGGATTTGTAACATCTACTTTTACACCGCTTACATAAGTTTGACGCACCCATTTATGATTGCATCTAGGTCCACCTTTGTAAAGGAATAAATTGTAAGATTGTCCCTCGTGTCCAAATCCTGCGTTAACTGAATTGCTATCTGTATTAATAATATCCTCTTTACGATAAATCTTATCGGTAGACATCATTTTTTTACAGAAATCTCTTTGAGGGTTTGTGCTTCCAGTATATTTATAACGAGTTATAAAATTTAAACCCTCGATTTTTTTATCTTGTTCGCTTTTGCTGTTTGGTCTAGCTGTTATCGCTTTTGCAAACTTTTGAAATAAACTAGGATTTTGTTCTTTGTTCAATCTTTCAATCTCGGCATCAAAATCATTTTCTAGTTCTAAATCAACATCACTTTCATCGATTAAAATCCAATCAGCACCAACACTTTCACCTTTATTAATTAAAGCGTCTGCAAATTCAAAAGGTGTTTCCACTTCGCTAGATAATGCGGTTGGCGCAGGTGTTGCTTTTGTAAGTTCACCATCTACGCTTAAAGGTTGCAAAGAAGTAAAAATTAAATTCAAACTTGTTTGCGCTTCAATCTGAATAATATCAAGCGTGTCAAGTATCATTTGTTGAAACGGTTTGATAGTCATATTTTCATATAAGATATGACTATTTTTTAATTCATCGGCATTACTAGAAAATCCAGTACTTGTAGCAATTCCAAATAATAAAGGCGATGTTACATTATGCCCCAACATAATTTTGTGCATCGCCTCCTCACTTACATATTTATAATGTTCTGGAGCATCGTTTAAAGGTATGCTATCAACGGTGGTTTTTTTAGTTTCATCTGAATTAAATCCTATAACTACCTTTTTCCCATTTGCTCCCGTTAATGTTCTCTCAGTTTGAGAAACCATTAACTCCATTTTTTCAGGATCAGGCACACCATTATTAAAATTAACAACCGTTGTAGGACTAAAAGAGTTTTGCACCTCGTTAATAAGGTAATCTGCCACCTCTTTTTCTAGCACACAATAAGGTAAAGCACCGTAATAATCTACGTTTGAGTAGTATTTTTGTCCTACGGTGTAATTTCCACCCTTTAAAATTTGTATTTGACCGCCAAAACCAAAGGCAGGAATTGGTTGTGGTGGGAATTTTTTAGTATCTGCCCAATTATCTGAATAAAACCACGTGTCTATTTCGCCTTTTTCATTGCATTTCCCCGCTCTTAATAACTGAAAAGGCACGTGTTCAACTTGCACAAGTCTTTTCTGACCGTCATAAATCATTTGAAAAGCATAATTACCTAACATTTTAGCGTCTGTAATTACATTTTTTATAGTTTCTTTGCTTACTAACGATAAAAATCTAGCGTATTCGTTAGGTCTTAATCTGCCATCGG